TTCGTCGAACTCGGGACATGGAAAATGAAAGCACGACCTTATTTGAGGCCTGCCCTGAAAAAGAATAAGGGATGGATTAAAAATGAGATCCAGCGGGCTTTAAAATGAACGCTTTATTGACTGCAATTTTTGTAAAATTTAATGCAGCCAATAGTTTTAAAACGGCTATTGGAGGCCGGATGTATAGTAGATATGCGCCACAAAACACGATATTTCCATATGCAGTAATCTTTTTTCCGACAATGACCGGGGATCGTGATTTTACCAAAGATTATGATAATGTGGATGTGCAATTTAATTTATTTTCAAAATCAACTTCTGAAATAGAGATAGGGAACATGCTCAAATATTTACAGGCTCTTTTTGACTCAGCGACATTGAGCGTGACGGGTTATACCCATCTGTATATGGAATACGACATGGCCTGGATGCTATCGGAGCCGGAAGATAATATCCGGGAATATGCCGTGCAATATAATATTTTACTGGAGCACTAATAATGACACCGCAAGTATATGAATACGTCAAAGCGCTAGGCTTAAAGGGCAAGGTTCTGGACGTCGGCGCTTATGATATAAATGGATCAGTCAGGGATCTTTTTGATAATTATACAGGCGTTGATGCTCGGGTGGGGCCGAATGTGGCTTTTCAGATGAATGCCCATCATCTTCATTTCATGGATGAGAGTTTTGATCATGTTCTATGCCTTGAGACCTTGGAGCATGATCCGCAATTCTGGGTGACAGTGCAGGAGATGAGGCGGGTCTTGAGGAAGGGCGGAGTTCTGGTAATTACCGTACCCGGAATCAACTTTGCAAAACACGAAATGCCAAGGGATTACTGGCGGTTCACAACCGAGGGGCTGAAGAAGCTCTTTGGGGGTATGTGGCCGATTGTAGTTACCGAGAATCACCGGGGCACAGGTGTTTATGGCCATGCGGTGAAAAAATGAAACTAAACCTGGGTTGCGGTTATCGGAAAATAGACGGTTATGTCAATATTGATAATCGGGAAGAACTCGCACCGGATATGCTTGCAGATATATCAACTGGGCTGCCATTGAAGAACAATGTGGCAGAGGAGATAAGAACATTTGACTTTCTGGAACATATTAGTGCTGATGATATAATCTTTGTTATTGAGGAGATCTGGCGGGTATTAAAACCAAACGGAAAATTTATCAGCTTTACGCCAAGCACGGATGGAAGGGGGGCTTTCCAGGACCCGACACATCGATCTTTCTGGAATATTAATTCATGGATTTATTATTGTGATGATGAATATCGAAAATTAATAGGAACCAAAGCGAAGTTCACCGGGCGGGTAGACGACATTATAATGCATCAGAAATTAAAGATCATACATACGAGGGGCAATCTATATGCCGTCAAATAAGGTATCAATCGTAATCCCGATCATCCGACCGGAAAAAGCAAAGAGATGTATTGATGCGATCCATCTCAATGCGGGCGTACCGATTGATCATTATGAAATACTCACTGAAGAGGATACCAGGCGGATAGGATGTCCCGAGATGGTCAAGCGATTGGTGGAGCGGTCCACGAATGACCTTATATGTTTTCTGGGCGATGATACAATCCCACAGCCGAACTTTCTAAAAATAGCGATAGATATGATGGCAAAACTCCCCGACGGGTGGGGGCTGGTCGGACTGAACGATAAATACAATGATCAGCATGGACCATTTACTCATTGGCTGGCACATCGAAATTTACTTAAATTTACCGATGGAGAGTTTTTCCATACCGGCTATAAGCATACATATTGCGATAACGAATTAAAAGATAGGGCTATGGAGATCGGGCATTGTGGGTGGGCAAGAAATGCGATTGTTGAGCATGACCATCCAATGAATAAAAAAGAAACTCTAACCGGTGATTATGAACGTGTGTATTCAGATGAATATATTGAGCATGACCAGTGGCTGTATAAAACAAGAAAGATCAAACGCAAATTGGACCGGGGGGAATGTGATGTGGGTCTCGGCCTCCCCATTACTGACTCGAAAGTCTATACTCAATTTTTCACGTCGTTTACACTAATGGAAAAACCTGATTCGTGTATTCTATTGATGCCGAAATTTCCGGGGCCGATAGAGGCTATTAGAAACACGCTGGTATTGAAAGCAATTGATTCCGAATGCACGCATTTACTTATGATGGATACGGATCAGATCTATCCGGCGGATACTATTACGAAGTTAATGTCTCACGGAAAAGATATTGTAGCGGGCGTGATCCACCGAAGATATGCGCCCTATGACGCCATATTATATTCCGGGGAGATAAATCAATATATCCATCTACCTGATGAACTTTGTTATTCAGGGGATCTCATTAAAGTATCTGCTACCGGATGCGGTTGCGTGCTCTATAATATGAAATGTTTTTTTGACATACCCTCTCCCTGGTTTGAAACAAGAATAAGCGAGGAGACCGGAAAAGTCATCGGCGAGGATATTGATTTTTGCGATAAGTTAAACAAAAAAGGTTACGAAATATATGTTGATACATCAATACAAATAGAACATCTAATGTTGCAGGTTGTGGACCGCAATTTACATAAATTATTTAAGAAAATACATAATTTTGAGTGGAAGCAGCTTGGGAAAAGGGAGGTTGACAATAAGTAGGATAGAGGAGATCAAAGAAAATGGGTAAAAAAACAGGATTCAAAGGTAAAGTGGCACTCGGCGCTAATAAGATAGTCGGGATGGGTGTCTGGTCGGGCGGTGGGATTACTGCTGAGCAGATAGAATCAACTGAATTCGGGGATGAATTCAGAACGTATGAGTTCGGGGTCAAAGAAAGCAAAGATGTGACTTTCTCGGGTTTCTATGACCCTGCGGATACGACCGGCCAGGAGGAGCTGGAGCAATCGAATATCGAGGGGACCGACATAACAACCCTTCGGCTTTACATCGATTCCACATCATATTATGAGCCGTGTCAGACAACCGGGTATTTTTCGCCCAATACCACAACTGGCAATACCACAGTGCTGAGTCATGTAAATGTAACGGATTACAACATAAGTAATGACAAAAGCGGTCTTATTGCCATTGATTTTACGTGTAAAGTATCCGGTGTGATGGTGTTGGTGTAAAATATCGAAAAGAAAGAGGGGGTGCATTGTGAAAATTAATCTGGCGGACCCGAACCCTGCAACCAGGTTCTGGATTGATGAATCCGATGAATCTCAAGGTTGGGTTGATCTTCGGCTGGTATCTTCAGAAGAGATGGCCAAAATCGATACGGTAACGATAAAAAAACGTAATGAATATCGGCGGGGCCAAAGATACGAGGTTGAAGACACAAATACCAAAATGCGCAATCGGCTTCTATGGGATGCGGTAATTGTGGATTGGGGCAATATCCTCGATGAAAATAATAAGCAGATCAAATGCACCACCGACAATAAAGAAATGGTGATGATGAAATCAGCTAAATTCGCAGCTTTCGTCGGGCAACGAATTGAGACGTTAACCGATGAGACCCTGGCCACGTATGAGATCCAGGAAAAAAACTGAGGAAACACATAGATCGCCTGGCAGAAAAACCAGATTGCAATTTATGTGAAGAACTCAAGAAAAATCATGGATCAGAAGAAGCATGTCTTCAATGCTTGCCTCCACTATTGCCGGAAAATAAGGAGATATACCGGGTATATGCAATGGTCCAATCGCAGTATATTATGGGTTTTGGGGGACCGGTAGATATCAACCTTCAGGCTGTAAGAATGGCTAGTGGATATATATAATATTTCTAATCCGAAGCGTTGTTTTGAGCTGGTTGTATCAATCGCCAGGAGCCGCATAACCAAGATGCATCAAGAGCAGGAAGAAGAAACAAGCATGAAAGTTGGTGGGGCGTATGTAGAAGTTCGGGCGGACATGANAAAACTAGGCCCGGACCTGGACAAAGCGCACAAGAAGATTACCTCTGCTACTAAACGAATAGGAAAAATCGTTTGATCGTGTTAAGACTGCGATCACAGGTGTATATGGTAAAATCGGTCTTTTGGCTGGCACGTATGGCATGGCCCGACTTTCAAGATCTTTCCTAGATGCCGCGACCACATCCGAAGGCTTTAGGCTCCGGCTCAATGCTACTTTTGGGGTCCACGGCGGAAGGGAGCCGGCTTTTTAAACAAATGTCAACATACGCTGGAGAAGTGCCATTTCAATTTGAGGAGATCATGAAATCTGCAACGGCCCTGTCGGGAGTGATGAAGGGCGGCACGGATGAGATATCCCGATGGATGCCCATGATCGGGGATCTGGCGGCGGCTGCTGGATTGTCCCTTGAGGAAACCACGTCACAGGTGATCCGCATGTATAGTGCAGGTGCTGGGGCTGCGGATATGTTCAGGGAACGGGGCGTTCTCGCCATGCTAGGATTTAAGGCGGGCGCAAAATATTCTGTTGAGGAAACCCGCAAAATGATGTTCAAGGCATGGGATGCAACCGATTCCAAATTCAAAGGCTTGACCACTAATATGGCAACTACCTGGAAAGGTCTCATGTCAATGCTATCCGACAAGTGGTTTCAATTTAGAAATATTGTTATGGATGCCGGCGTTTTTGATATACTAAAAGAAAAATTAGCACAAGTAAACAAGCAGTTAGGCGAATGGATTAAAAACAATAAAGCATTAATTGAACAGAAAACAGAAGAGACGATTAATAGCATTGCCACTAATGCAAAAAAGGTTTGGCAAGTATTGAAGGATTTAAAAACCATCTGGGACGCATTGCCGAAAGAAGCCCTGAAATATGGTTTATACGGACTTGCTTTCATCGGTACGTTCGGCACTACCGGCATAATAGTTGCCGCTATACTTGCCATAGATAGAGCCGCTAAGGGCGCAAATATAACACTCAAAGACGCAATAAATACCCTACAAGGATGGAAGGATGAGTATGTAATTTTTGGCAAATGGTTTTACGATTTTTTTGCTAAAGCCTGGGTTGATGCAATGAAGGAGGCGGGGGGTTCCACAGAGGATTTTGCCGCAACGATTGCACAGATAACAGGCAAACCAACGATTGTACATGGTAAAATAATTGACCCGTTAAAGGAACTAAACAAGACCGTCAAAGATAATACCGAGGCTGTTAAAGAGGCATCACAAGCGCAATCTAAACTAAATAAGGAGATGGCGATATCAGAAACGGCGATTGGTGGTCTTGATACTGCGCTACATACTCTAAATGCAAGCTGGGGTTATGTTCTTGACAACATTGCAACTAAAACGGATGACGCAAACTATGAACTTGACGAGACGATTCGCAGGTGGCGAATGCTTGAAGATGCTTTGCCTGAAGCAGAGATCAAAAGTTTTTTTGACGAGCTGATAAATGGGTTCAAGGCCGGGGGGAGGGAGCAAGAAAGTTTCTTCACTATCGGCAAAAACCTTATGGATGATTGGATATACTCAATCCAGCTCGGGGTAAGTGATACTCTATTTGATATATTTACAGGCAATTTTGATAATATCAAGGAAGCCTGGGAATCAACTCTTAATTCGATGTTAGCGGCTTTTTCAGACATGCTTGCAAAAATGCTTATAAAATGGGCGGAAACGAAATTCGCAACTAAAACAGCAGATGTTACAGGGAACATATCAGGTGCAGCGGGTGCCGGGGGTTGGTCTGCACTTGGTTATGGCATAGTAATTGCCGGGTTTGCGGCTATTCTCTACAATATTTTTAAAGGCTTTACGGCGGAAAGAGGGGGGCCAAGCGGTCTTGAAATATTGCGCAAATATGAAATTGGAGAGTTAAGCCTCAGCGATGAGGCCGTTGCCCTGCTAAAAGATCAAATTGCAGATGCATATAACCAGGGATTTGCCAGCCAGTTTGATTCTCATGTGCTAGAACAGTTTATGACAGATGCGATTAAAAGCGCACACCTGGAAAATTATTTCAAATCTTATGCCGATGACACGGCGGATACTTTGAAAGAGCGATTCTCTGATTTGAAAATGACCGATGCGGCTATTAATCTTGTGAAAGATTATCAGGCAGCCATGAAATCATCAGGGGGGTTGACCGGCAAATATGCCATTTCGATCGGGATTGATCCTTACTCGCTGAATAAAATAGCTCAATCGATTGATACATCTTTTGGTGATAAACTAATGGCTCTTGGACTTGTCGCAAATGCAAACGGATGGGAGTCAACTGTAACACTGGATTTTATCACTAAATTTACAAACAACGAATCGGTTCGAATTGAAGATAAAATGGACATGCTGGGATTTGTCATATCCGGCTCAGGATGGGAATCACAAGCCACGCTTCAATTTGTAACGGAAATGGCTGAACAGGGCACAGATTGGGCCACTATGTATGAGGCGCTTTCCATGTTCGGTGCCAGCGAT